TTGGAAGATACCAGCGTTCTGCGGATTTAAGTTGCCCAGGTCCACAATTTGGAATTGATTGATCTGTAGGTCGGCACGTTGATATGGTTCGTCAATACGGATACCTACACCAACAATAGCAAACTCGTGATTAACGTCAGTGTTTTTATTAAAAGCAACAGGAGTAGTAGTTTGGCACATACCAAAGCCTGGATTGATTTCTGCGGTGGTTTCAATAGTAACCGCCGAACCACCGACGGTCATACTGGGCAAGAACGCAACAGGTTGTCCCACGTTGACAATCTCTTTGCGATCCATCATTGCCGGGGCACTAATAAACTGTGAGCCAATTTCGCCAGCGACATATTCGTGACATAAAACTTTACCCGCATCGGTAAGCATACCAAATCGTACTCGTGTAGTACGCGATCCGTTAAAGTCAAACCAGTAAGTATGCATAGCGTGGAACGGAGTGTTGGTAAACTGGGCATTACTAGCAGAAACATAAGTTCCAGGATATACTACATAAGCGACATTGGCACGATGATTTACAGTATCAATTGAGGTAACCATACCGGTATCGTTAAATGTGGTAGGTGTTAGCCCAGTAAGTGTAACTTTGTGCCCTACAGGTATGCGAGTTTCCTCACCAGCAGGTAATTGATATGTAACTTGGTAAACTTTGCCGTCACCACTGATAGACACATTGGCTTGACTAACCACTGCGGTTACATTGGCTGTGATAGCAGGGGCAGACCAGTTGTACTTTGATGGGCCTAGGCCGTTCATTTGATCTTGATTCCAGGCTGTGTGTGGAATACGATCTTCCAAGAGTGTGCCATCAGTCAAGCGACGACGCACCACAGCATTGATTGAAGTTGAATTGGCTTCAAAGAATACACCGTTGTAGCTGGTAAACATACCAATGCGTTTAACCACATTTGTTTGCAGGCCGTCCCAGTTTACAATGCCCATCCACTCACTGGTCACACCCGGGCGAGTCTTGTGTCTACGACGGCTAGCACGAATTGCTGATCCAGTTAACTTGGCATTGGCATTATAGTACAGGCCCGATGTTAAGCGAACTGACGCTAGGTTTTGTATGAATGTACTTGATGCTACATTACCATTTACATTACCTTGGAAGGCTTCTTGAATACGCAGGTCGCCATCTTTGTCAATGCTAGGAACATACCACCATTGCTGACCAATAACTGATACACGCAGGCGATCATTTGAGTCCATCTGTATAGTATCAGCATAAGCAATCAGTGGAGGAACTGTGGTATCTAGTGTTACGTTGCCAACAATAGTGGCACTAACGTTTCCATCTATGTGCCAAGGACTAGAACCTTGTGTAACTGATACATTACCAGTAACAGCTGGCATACTTGTAATGCTTACATTAGCGGGAAAGTTGTTGACATTTACATTGCCGGATATAGCAGGCATCTGTGTTATGCTTACATTACCCAGTGCCGGAAGTTGTGTTATAGATACATTGGCAGGGAAGTTGTCTACACTAACATTACCATAAACGTGTACGTTGCCAGTAATAGCTGGTAAACGTGTGATGTCAACATTACCACTAACTCCAATGTTGCCTGTGATGCCAGGCATATCGGTGATACGAATGTTACTTGGGAAGTTTGTTACTGTAATTCCAGGCAACTGACTTATACTTACATTACCACTGACACCTACGTTGCCAGTGATTGCAGGTAGGGTAGTGATACCTGATATATTGCCAATGACTACAATATTGGCATTACCAGTTGTAACCCAAGGACTAGTGCCTTGATTGACTGTTAATACGTTACCAACAATGTATACTGGTATTCGTTGTGCTTCTGTATTGTTAACTCTGACGGCGTCTATTAAATTAACATTCCCAGATACAGTGATGTTGTCTGATCCCAGACTTACTCGAAGGTGCGGTTTAACACCATCACTATACTCCATGGCCTTGTGAAGGTTTAGGAGATTAGGCTCGTCCGGATGAACGTAGTTTGTACTATTGGGATTCTGTACGCCCATGGATTACTTCCAAGGGCGGCCCCGAATCAGGCCCCCGGTGTTGGCATTGTCGCTAATATTGTTACCGGAATATACTGTGGGAAGTTCAGTGGTATCCAACGTGGTTCTGGTCTCGCTACTGGCAATTCTGTCTAGTGTAGCCAACGCCAACTTGGCTGTCTGTTTGGCCTGTTTGGTGGCAAGTCGACCGATTTTATTATGGGTACGTAACCGTGTACCAGTAATGATGCCCAGACTGGCTAGTGTAGCAGAACCATTGGCTGTGCTGCCATTTAATACGATATCGTACCAGGTGCTGTTAAAACTACGTGCTGTGTTGATGGCAGTTTTTAATTGGTCAATGGTTTGTCCGTTGTCGATGGTGTAACTATCGTAGACAGCGGTGTTTAATAAACTTTGTACGGTGATGGTGATGTTGGCCATTAACGACCTCCTGCTTGGAATCCTGGATACATGCTGGGGGCATTGGTACGAATGTCTGCAGGGTTCTTGCTGTGATGCATGTCATCGCCTGCAGGAAATGCCGCTGTTATGGCTGACACTTGCTCATCGGGTTCATTGGAATACTGATGATCGTCACAACCTGCATCAGTCATGCCGGCCAACTGTCGCATCATCACCAAAGGATCCATGCCCTCAGGCTCAGGATTGATGGCTAGATCAATCACTGCCACTTGCGATTCTTGGTCTTGTTGTGTTTCTCGATCTATTAGATCGATGATTCCCCGGATTATATCAGTTATTTTCATGGTCGTTCCGTGTTATGTAGTATTTAGCGCACAAAGAAAAAGCCCACGCAAAGGTGGGCAAAGTACTACAGGAGTCGATCTAACACACTTACGTGATTACTATGGAATTCTGATTGGCCCGGTCGCTGTACAATTTTATACCACGTTCACGCATGAGATCAGCAGCATCCTGTGGGGTGTCCTCAAACATTTGTCTGATGTCGTTCTCAGTGATGCTGTCAGCGACCGGAACCAGATAGATCTCGTAGTGTCGGTGTGTGTTGGCTCTGGCACGTAATTTCATTATGGACAGATTTCTGCTGACATAACTGGCCAGTGGGCTACCCGGATCCCGACCGTCAGGGTCAGACAGAATACTGGCCACTTTGTTCTGCTGTTCCAGATCCAGAGCATCGTAATCCACCTCCACGACACCCTCTAGTCCTGTGTTGTCCCAGCTCAATAAGTATGCACGATTGCTCATGACCACCTCAGTGCAAATGCTGTTGCCACATGCGGATCAACAAACCAGAATTCCACAACTCGCAGAGTTTCGTGGTTTTGATTACCGCGATTCCTCCAATTCCAGTCAAGCGGAGGATCGCCCTCACAAAATGAGGTGGGATATTTATGTTGAGGTGTATTATCCACGCACCAGGATAACATGTTACTGAGCCTGTCAGGGTATACTAAACCAACGTATCGCCCTGCAGGGTCGGTAATTTCAACGGTAATTTTATGCATTACAACCACCTCACTTGATCAATGCTTCAACTGCGTAGGGACGGTTCCAGGAACCGATATTGATGTCCACGTACCAGCCTACGTCAAAGTAGTCGGTCATAATATCGCTGTTATCGTGATTGCCTGTCATCATGGCCTGCATGATTTCGTCCAGACATTTCAGAGCCTGGCCTGAAAAATGGTTGTGGTAGTGATAGGGGTTGATGGTCAGATGGCGCTCGGCAGGGGTATGGCTGATCTTCTGTGGTGCCATGGTGCTGTTGAAATTGTCAATAAAATCGATAATGCCTGATTTTACATTCAGCACCAGCACCATGTGATTGCGAACTGACAATGAGCCTTTGATGTGGTACTTTTTCAGGATTCCTTTGACTACAGGGGCGATCTTGGCCTTGCGCTCTTGGTTCATATAAGCCATGTCTTACTCCGTTCAATTAAATGGGGATTAAACTCGTGCCAGGTACGCTTGCATACCAGCTTGGGTGGGCTCAAAGCCCCAAATCTTCAAAACTCTCTTAATTGCTGGCGAAACGAACCCTTTATGTTGCAGGATTTCCATGGGCTGTAATCTCTCAAGAGCAAAAAAGTACTCTTCTACTGTGAAGTTCTTGACTAGGAATCGGACGAATTCTGCCTTACCACCACGCTTGAAACGTGCAACGAATTGACCCTGATATTGCAAGTACATACCATCGTATGTGAACTGGGTGGGGTTGAATTTAGTCATTTAGTGCTCCGTATCATTTACAATACAACTATTATACAATTAAATGAATTTAGTGTCGAATCATTTACACATAATGCGGAATGCGATTCCCTGGGCTGAACGGGTTTTGATATAGCTGCGTTCTGCACAGATCTCGTCCAGTTCACGCACCATACGACGGTCACGGACTTCAGCTTTTTCCACTTTGACCACTATGAATGTCTTGCGATAATTGATGTAGATATTGCTGCCCATGTAGGCTAACGCCACGATATCACGCAGGGTTTCTGCCTGGGCACGTTGGGTGGCGGTGTAACGCATACGGCACTCGTCGCTGTAACGATCAGCATCACGGGCTGCTGCATAAGCAAATCGGCCAGCTGGTTTTGTGTCCAAATCACGTTCTTTAAGCATCATCAACCCCGTTTTGTTTACCGTATCAACAGTATACAATTAATGGAATTTCGGGTCGATAAATGATTGACTGTTGTGAATTTACAACACCCAATGGGGATGGAAAACTGCGTCGAAATCAGTGTTTCTGATGCTGTCCAGTAATGCGATGTATTCGCGATAACGAGCATGCTTTTCCTGGTTGAAACAGTACTTGTTGACCCAGGCCTGAAAGGTGGGATCGGGATTCTGGTCCAGATAGGCCTGGAACTCAGACACATCAGCAGGGCTCACGCTGTCAATGGTCAGCACACCGTGTCCAGAGTTGTGGTACACTTCACTGCACATCAACTTTAACCCCTGAGACTGACAATAGTCTTTCAGTCGGGGCAGGGCAAATACACTGGTATGTTGTAGCACATGCACTGGTAATAGATCCACATTGGGCATGGTCCTGAGGCGAGCCACGGCTTCTTCCAGCTGATGCCATTGGCTTCCGTAGCGAACATAATCATTATGCTCAGCTATGCCCTCCATGCTGGCGTTGATCTGCACCAGGCGAAAGCGGCTCAGTGCGGTGTATATGCGCTCATTGAATTTGGTCAGGTTGGTGTTCATGCTGACCTTGATGACCTGATCCGGATCCATGCTGTTGAGTATGTCCACCACCTCGGGTATCATCATGGGCTCACCACCAGTGAAGTGTATATACTTGACATCGCGAGCCAGGGCATACAATCTGTCCAGGGCGCCGGGCTCTTCCCACCACCGCACAGTTTTTAATGTGGCTTCATTGTGAATTCGGAATCCACGTTGTTCAAATTTATCGCGGTGCCGGACATATTCTGTGGCTATGCTGCTGCTGGCGTAGGCACCACACATGATGCAGGACAGATTGCAATAGTTGCCGAATCGGATTTCCAGAAACTCAATACGTGGCTCAGGAGGCCGGGTCCAGGGAGTTTCGATGGGATATTTTTTATTGATATAAGTACGCAGATGATTTTGGTTGGGTATCTGTTCTTTGCTTTTGCAATAACTGCATCCGGGGTCAGGCTGATTGGTCAGCATCAGCTCTCGCATGCGTCCCATGTCGGAATCCCACCACTGGCCAAACTCACCAAAGGTTTCCTGACTCTGATATTTGGGTCCAGGGTATTTGTATTCACAACAGGGCAGTAGAGTGCCGTTGGTCTCTATGACTGCCTCGCGAAAAGGAGCCATGCAGAAATTCTGTTTATTGATTGTCATACCATATTTATTTGGTATTCAATGCTGGTGCAAATTGTGCAATTAATTCACGCTCACGGGCATGGGCAGGTTTGCGTCCACGTACAATTTCCAACAGGCCGTAGACGTGATTTTCTGTACCGTGATCACGGATGCTGTGACACAGGCCCCAATCTTTGCCTTCGGTCAGGGCACGGCGTACATGCTTCTGGATGCGTACTTTCAGGGATTGGCGCACTTGCCCACCGCATACTGTGATACCCACGTACTGCTGACCTGTCACCGTGTTGGTGATGCAGTATACTGCATGGCGGGTATCCTGGCGGCGTTTACGTGTTTTCATCATACCACTAGTATAGCATTATACGATTTAATGGTCGACAGAAAGATCGCTTGAATCAAGCGATTTTTAGTGTTGTTTTTGCACAACATTAATGCAGAGTTGGGCCGTCTTCTATTGACTCTATATCAGTGATTCCAAACATAGCCAAAATTTTCAAGATATTTTCTGGAGTCTGGAATGGTGGCTTTTCAGGGGTGAAAACGCTTTTTAATTCACCGTCAGGGCCCACTATAAAACCGTAGTCCTCATCGCCAATCTCAGTATCGTAAATATCATTGACATCAAATTCTTCTTGCGCCGTTGTTTTACTCATAATTGACCTCCAGCTGTCATGGTATTTAACTAATTGTGATCAGTTTAACATAACTATATTATAGAGTCAAACAAAAAACCCGTAGAATATATGATTGCCTATCTGTTTGAGGCGGCGTAAATGCCAACGTGGATTGACTGTGACAGAATGAAAGAACAATGCTGTCTCCAGTTCTTTTAGTCGGTATTGATCCACATATATATTGTATGCGGCCATTTTACTCTGTTCCCACCATTCATCATTTAGATGCGGAGTGCCACGTATCTGACATGTCCAACTAAATTGGCACACAATGAGCCCTTTGTAGGGAGTTCGTTGGTACACCACAGCACAGACATCTGCGCCGTATCCACCATCGTCCAGGCGATTCATGGTCACCTGACCCACTGCTATTTTACCTTCCCAGGATTCTGTAGCAGACTCATAATATATATTACGTGCTAAACAATCCAACTGCTTGATGTCTTTCTTACTTAATGTTGTTGCTGGGACATTCTCTAACGGAAAAACCACTTCCGGTATTATTGCATGAGCAAAAATATTAGATACCAAGAACATGCTGATAATAAACACACTCAACCATCTAACGGTGCTCTTACAAACGGGTCTGATGATTTGCATCATAGTTGCCTCCTTTGTCAAGTCGCCGTGCCTAAAATTCAGGCGGGTTCTGTATATACCCTGATGAAATCAAGGTAAACTACTATGTTAACTGGTTAACTAGTATGTTTATGGTAGTTAACTGAGTAGTTAACTAAAACAAATTGTATTTAAAAGGGCAATGATGACGTTAGCACTCCAGCATCACGTGCTGTTTGTTGCATCTTCGTACGTGCTTCGTCCCTGGCGGTAATCGAATCAGCCAGGGCCTTGGACGCCGCAACATATCTGGCAGTATTGGCCTGCGAATTATCTCCACCAAACAATCCAGGACCGCTATTGCGGTTCTGTCTGGCTGTCATAAATTCATCGACTGCCTTTTCCCAATTGGTTTTGGCATTCTGATACGCAGTTTTGTCTGCTTCCAGATTTCCTGCCTGTGCGTTGGCGATTTCTTTCTTCTCATCAGCAACAATGGGCGTTGATTGCCCAACTGCTGACGAACGTGCCACATTGCGACCTTCTACAAGACTGGCCTTGATGGCGTCACCCGCCACATTGGCTGTGGCCATCTTGGGCAGGAAATCATTGAATCCCAGGTTCTGTATGTCCTGTCCCATCTTGTGTAACTTGCTACCAAATGCCAGTATGGTCTGATAGCCTTTATTGAATGCCTGAGTGATGGCGGCACCTGCATTGTCCACTAATTCCAATCCAGCTTTGGCCAGATTGTCTACTTCTTTAGCCAGTGCAGTGACACTGGCTGTGACGCTGGTGCCAATGTTACTGACCAATTTGGTTAAATCTGCATTACCACTGACTGCCGATTGGAAAGCATTGGTGGCAGACGTCAATGAAGCCAATGCTGCTGTTACAGCAGGATCAGCCAATACAGCACTGGGGTCAGCGCCAGGATTGGCATCAATAAATGCCTTGACTGCATTAGCATAGCCATCAGTGGCAGTTTGTAAACTTTTACCGGCAGCAGAATTTTGCAAACTAGTGACACCTTTTCCAGCTGATGTTAGATTGTTGGTATGGCCCACACCAGCCACAGAGCCAATCATGTCCTTCATTTGTGGGTTACCGAATAGACCACTGCCTGATCCTAAAATAGGAGCCAATGCTGTTTTGACGTCCAGGGGTATCAATGATTTAATTTGTCCCAGGTATTGTAAGGCTTTATTTTCAATACCCGACACCAGGTCCGACATCTTGAAATTATCGATGCTGGTGCCCAGATTACTGAGTGTACTGCCCATGGCCTTGAGCGCAGCTGGTCCTTTAGCTGCTATACCCAATACTGCGGTGGCCTGTGGCGGCAACAGGTTACTGGCTTGTAATAATTGTCCGGCATTGACCACTGTCTGATAAGGGTTTGCGCCAGTCTGTTTTAATATCTTATCTAAATCACTACCTTTGACCTGACCCAAAACACTGGTCAACACGCTGTCAGGAACTGCATCCAATTTCATGGGATCATATCCAGCTTCAGATATCAAGTCATTGATACCATTACGATCTGCCAGCCCTTGTTTTTGTAGGTTGGCTATGAGATTTTTAGGTCCCAGCGACGCTGGACTGGAAAAATCAAACAGAGTTCCAAAGTTTTGCAGGCCTTTGCCCACGCTCTGTAATCCCTCAGTCAATCCACTACTTTGCAATGCCGCTTTGCCCTTGGCCAACAGGTTGGGATCTAATACACTGGCCAGGCCACCAAATGCGTCAGTGGCTGCTTTGTTGGCCAATGCACCTAGCCCCTTGCTCATGGCGGTGGTGCCATTGGTAATGACGTCCTGAAAGTTGCTCATATTAACTCCCAGGTCAGCAAAGCTCTTGTTGCCAAATTGGCTCAACGCTGCTGAGTATTCAGCTGATGCTGATCCAAATGCTGCGCTGCTGTTGAACACGCTCATGAAGCTCTTGATGCCCTTGGCTGGATCCAGTAGTGTTCCTGCTGGTAATATACTCTGTGCCTGGGTCAGGATACCTGATGCTGCACCCTGCAATTGTGTCAATGCAGTCATGCTGCTGGGTAATGTGGCAATAGCTGCTGGCAATGTGACGCCACCATATGAAAATCCTGATGTCAAAGAGCTGACCGTACTGACCAATGTGTTGTTTTGAATCGCAGAGACTGCATCAGTTAATTCAGTAGGGATCTGAATTCCAGATCCTTTGACTAAACCAGCGACTGCTATGAGGGAGGTGGGTGTAATAGGCATATTAGTATTTAATCGATTCCATTATGTGCTGCTATTTTACGCCTTGGCTGGACGAACAATACCTGTGACGCTGGCCGCACTTGCTGTTGTGCCACCAGGCCAGGCTATACATACTGTACTGTATACAGGGTTATTGGTGTTGATACCCACAGTCTTGTCCTGATTTCCACCACAGAAAGTCATTGTGCCATTATTATTAGAGTATACAAATGCCACATGCCCAAAGGAAAATATGACAATGTCACCGGGCTGTGCTGTGAGCGGATCACTTATAAGAGTACCACCAATTGCAGATCGGTTATTGAGATATTCCAATGACCCGACAAATCCAGCACATTTATAACCACATTGTTTCAGCACAAAATTCACAAATGCTGCACACCATTTATCTCGGTCACTCAATTGCGGGGCTCCAGACTGTTTAAAACATTCCACAATGTTGGCATTGCCTTTTGGTCCCAGCGGGGGTTGTCCACGAGTCCATTTTTCAGATTCACGCAATATATTGTCCAGGAATGTCTTGATGTCAGCAGCCGCTGGTATAGCTGATGGACTATCGCCGCCGCCTGATCCCGGAACATCAGGTACATTAGTTCCTGTTTTCTGATAATCAGCTGTAACTGGTCCAGTGAATCGATAGGGTTTGGCAGGTACAGCTCCAGCAAACAATCCTGATATGGTGGTACCTGCTGCTACTCCTACCTTGCCACTACCGCTGCCAATACGTACATCATCACTGGCTTCCTGGATGGTACCTTCACCTTTGGGATCATGTTCGTGGTATTCTGTACCACTGCCTTTGAGTGCCACAAATCTGCCGTTAACTTTAACAGTATCGCTGACATTGTTGTTGATGGCTGCGCCATCATTCATCAGACTGCCTTTAAGTGCCACTGGTTTTCCATTGACTTTGACATCAGCACTACAGTCGGATTCTATAGTATATCCCAGATCATCTGAGTCGCCTTTGCGAGCAATACCGTTGGCCATTATCTCAGTTTAGAACCTTGTGGTAGAATTTCCAGACCAGTTGTGGTCTTGATATAATGTTGTTGTAGTTGATCCAGTGTGGCTGACTTCATCATGACGTGTGCCTTGCTGACAGGAACATCTGCATCGGGACTGGCTGAAAACATAGCCTGCATCAGCCCCACGCCCTGTTGACTGGGCACAACCAGACAGGGTTTACTTAGCAGGAAGTCTGTGACAGTTTCT